TAATACTTCAAACGAGGCGAGAAATGTCATTCGTGGCAGTTCGCGGATGCCCCCCGAGACGCGACTCGGGATCCCAACTTCGTACCCCCGACCGGGACATGCTAAAGCAAACCGGGGCACATTCAGTTAACGTGTGAGACACGGGTGTTTAACGAGAACCACTCCAACACCAACTCAGAAGTCAATGTCGTAAGGCAATGCACTAATAGTGCAATTACACTCCGTCACTGTGGTAGCAGTGATAGCAAACGTGATGGTTCCAACAGCTGCACTTGGACGAAAGGTCCAGTAACACATAGCAATGGTGCTACCGGCCCCAATGACCACATTGCTGTAAACCTGTGTGGCGGCGCTGTAGGATGGAACAATGGCTGAAACACCAGTACCACTGATGACCAACCACATCCCGTATTCCACGAGCTGGTTGACTCCACTCAGCTCCATGTTCTTAACGGCGATCACATTCCCAACAACCTCATCAAGGATCAACCCCCCAAAGGTGGGTGTATTTCCAAAAGGATTGCTGGCGGAGGCCGCAGTGCCAACACCATTGACCCACAGGGCGAAAATCTGCCCTGCAGGCCTTTGACCTGGCGTCCACAACTCCACTTCATATTCGACTCCAATCTCACCAATGATGGCGTCAAAAGGATTTGCCCCATCGGTGATAAAGAAGAACCTCCCAACATCATACAATGCGGCTGCGTCGGCCTGCAAAGTACTGCTGCGGATGAACTTCCTCGGTCCTCCAGTGCTCAAGACCTCCTGAGGGATCTCAAGCTCCAAGGGCGCCCACATATTGCCATTTGCTCTCACATGATACGTGGAGGCAATCTGCAATGTGCGGGGGTTGGTGTCGCTCGACTTCGGGTCGAGAAGCATGACAATCTGCCCTGCCTGAGTGGCAGCGCAGCGCGGGTAATAGACGAATTTGAGCCTACGAAACCTATAGGTCTCAAAATTGTTGGCAACGCCGGACAACCAAGGAAAACACGTGCTTAGTCCGGGCCCAACGGCAGCAGTAAGGTTCACAGTGAACGCAAGCTTGCCGAGGGGCCAGTCGAAGAGTTCAGAGTGTGCGATAACAACACACTCCCCTTCGCTGCGAATGCGGGGGTTACGACTTTTCATCGTTTTGCTGACGGCAAGATTTGCAACCTTGCCACCGGGTTTGGATCCGGATTTTGAAGCCTTTGACTGCTTCTTCTGTTGATTAGATTTCTTCATTATGGGATACCGGTGAGAAGTACACATGACTTGCAAGGTCAGCGTACAAGAGCCGGGACTGTTCATATGGGAGGACCACACAATTATGGTAGAGCCGTGCAGTCTCTTGGCGATTTGATTCGCGCGGAAAATTTTACGGAGTTGGCATGTGTCTCCAACCGCTTTGGTCACATCTGCGCAGTCACTTTGTGTTGCATTTCAGCGATGGTACAGGAATTCCACCTCCCTCCACCGTCATCATGGGCAACCTACACACCAGGGAACTTCAATCCCAACGGCGCTTTGGTCCACTACGTGACTGGATGCCTCCCACACCCCATGCATTAATGGATGCCTCCAAGCCTGTGCTAGGCTCCGCATTTTGCCTATGCGGTCTCATAAACGCTGAGTACGGTTTGTACCTGTGTCGGCTCACGCCAGGTTGGACGTAAAGATCGATATCTCCTCTCCAATGCAACTTGTTCGTCAGGCTGAATGCCAAAAGCCTTTGCGAACGAGATGCGAGTGCCCTGCCAGGGCTCAGCTACATATTCATGGTGCATGCCAAGAGACAGATAATCAGCTCCGGTCTCAAGGGGTCGTAATTTCAATCGCTTCTGCATACGACGACTAATTGTATCGGGAAGCAAGCCCCGATAGAACTCGTTGTACACTGGCACATCTCCAGCCAGCGATAGTCCGCATTGTGCAACAGCGGACCGGTGGAAGTCAAAATCGTCTCGAGTAAAAATCGGTTTCACCGAACACAAGTCCTTGTCTAACGTCACCCTAGGATCGCGCACCATTCGGTACACTCCAGGGGCAACTTCAACAGGTCTCGACTGGCAAAACTCAATCTCCTCAAGAACATAGACTGGTTTCTCCACCTTCATCACGAACCCGAGTCTGGCAAACCACTCTGACAAATCAGAGAACTGGTTCACATGTTCAGACTCGCATATAAGCACACAATCATCCCCGTCATTAATCAATGACACATGGAATGACTTGCCTCGTAAATAGGACCAAATACAGAGGCACATGAGCAGCACATTGCCAAGCGCGGTGTTCATGTCCCCAGACATCCTAGACCCATCAACCTGATACTTGATGGTTCCGTCAGGACAACGAACAAAACCGACATTATGAAGCAGCATCCGCAGTAGGTATTTAAACCAAGAACACGCTATGATTGACCAGTACACACTGATTTCAAACCACAGCAATGCTGCAGAAACATGCTGGTCCCATCTGCTTGCATCAATCCCAATAGCAGCAGGCTTCACATATCTTTTCCACGCTTTGTGGATGGCAGAGCCTCGTTGGTCAGCATTCCGTCCTTTCATAACAGTACGCTGGCCGAAGAGGCGATCTAACGCTCGGTAGATCACAGGTTCAATTGCTTTGATGTATAGCCCGATAGAATAAAGGAACCTGAAACCACGAGGTTGTATAACTCTCGGGTCAGGATCGGGCTTGGCGCTCATGTTCAACTTCTCTGCTTTAACGAAAGTTGATACAAAACTGTCTTCCGTGGTAACCGGGTATTGCTCCACGGAGTCAGCAGCCTTAGTGTAACGCACGAGCTTGGATCCACCAAGACGGGCAAGGAACTGACTCCTTGTCAATGGCATGACGGCTGGGACCAACTCAAGAAGAGCTGCTCTCGCAACGCCAAGCACATCTAGGACAGTTGACCGGGAGGGTCGAAACGGACGTGTCATAACTTTAACACCATCAACCTCCTCCCAGTGGAAGAAGACTCTCTCCAAGAGTCCCCTAAGCGCTGTTTGCACATCATTGCAATGCACACGGTACTGCACACCTAGGCCGTAAGTCGCTAGGTGCACAAGCCGACGAATTCGAGTTACCCCTGCCTCCAGAAAGACTGCCACGCTGTTGCGAGATTCCTCAGCATTGAGTTGTTCAATCAGCTCAACTGCATTCGGTTTCACGGCAACGATTCCTTCTGTAAAGACGGGGCCCCTCTACTCGCGGGGCCTTTCAAGCGCATTGATGCGGTCAAGAACAATGTTCCTGTCACAGGTGCACCAGCACCTGCTCCAACAATGGCAAACTGGCTCAACAAACAACCGGCTGTAGAAGACGTCATCCTCAGAAGGAATGAACGCCAACGCCGTCAATCTAGTTGTCAAGCACTCAAGATCATACCCTCGTATGTCTTTATTTGCATCCTTAATAATCGAAAGGATCTGCAACCTCACCATAACCAAGTTTGCAGCATTGTAGACCGGCACCCCACGCTTCGCACGAAACTCACCCAACACCCATCTTTGAAATGCGGTGAGGCGGTCCGTGTCCAACAACTGTTGGGGTACCAAATGGTACTGGCCATCCGTATGACCAATTCCATCAGCATCAACTAGGTCAATGATCTGCATAGCATCATCGGCCCTAGGCTTAAGGCACAATCCAACCACCCAATAACAAAGGCGGTAGATCAAAACGAGCCAGCCAAGAAAGGCGAGGCCCATGACCACCAAAAAGGGGGTCCAGTCGACCACCATGTCTAATTCGACAGGCATCGACACGACTGAATTTAGTAAGTTCCAAG